AGCAGCATGATGCGCATATCCGCACTCACATTTTGTTTGCTTTATCGCCAATGGTGCAGCAGATGCCTAATGTGGCGACTAACTTGATAAAGCATTTGCTTGACCACGTTAAGCTCAAAGCTGAAGAGGATGTGGAGGCTGAGTTGTTTAAGCAATATGGTACGGATCCTGACCAAATGGTCTCTGCTTTGCAGCGTGAGGCTATGGTGGCTCTGAAAGTGGCGCAATACTATGAGCAGATGAAGGCGTTGCAGGATGAGTTGTCTGGTGAGAACCAGCAGCAACCTGATCCGGTGGTCGAGCTTAAGAAACAGGAGCTGGCGCAACGTGCTCAACGTGATGAGGCACAGGCTCAGATTGACCAAGCTCGTATTCAATTGGATGCTCAGCGAGAGCAGAATGATGTCAGCAACGATCAGGCCCGCTTAGCTTTGCAAAAAGCAATTGCAGACCAGCGGGCTCAGCTAAGTTTGATGCAAATGGAGAACAAACGTGGCAATCTCCCGCAGTAAGATGGAAAAGCAGGTGGAAAAAGCGCCTGCTAAAGCCAAAAAGTACGCTAAAAAGGGCGAAATGCCGGTAGAAAAGGGAAAAATTTCGTACACTTATCGAAAAGATGCGTTCAAAAAGGTAAAACTTGCGTAATTTTGGTGTATAGTAGGTTTGTGGCCATCGAACAAGGCCCATTTTGTTCGCTTCATTGGATTAATCCATGCTTGAATTCACTGAAAAACTGCGAAAAGAGCTCCGCCAGCTTAAACGCGAGGCGGAGGAGCAGGTTTTGAGTGGTCGCATAGCGGATATAGCTCAATACAAGCACATGATGGGTCGTCTAGAGGGCTACAAATTCGTGGAAGACGTAGTAAATCGTCTTTTAAGTGAGTATCCCGAAGATTAAGGACCTTTTAATATGGAACTTACCGCGCTGGAGAAGAAATGGGCAGATGAGGCGGCTACAAAGCAGCCAAGTCTCACCGATGCCTATGACAATGACGGCGGATTGCAGGTAGATAAGCTGGAAGGCTCGGTTTTGGACCGAATTCCCAAACCGACCGGTTGGCGAATCATTATTTTGCCCTACAGAGGGGCCGCAAAGTCAAAAGGCGGCATTGCTCTGGCGGATCAGACCATTGAACGGCAGCAGTTGAGTACCACTGCGGGCTATGTTCTGCGGGTAGGTCCACTTGCCTATGCGGATGAGGTGAAATTCCCTCACGGAGCGTGGTGCAAGGAGGGTGACTGGATCATCTTTGGGCGCTATGCCGGGGCCCGGATGAACATCGATGGTGGGGAAATCAGAATCCTTAACGATGATGAGATTCTTGCCACTATTCGCGACCCAGAAGATATTCTGCACATGTGAGGTAAGTTATGGGAAACACTACACCAGACGATCAATTAGAGTTTGACTTAGGGGCCGAGGAAAAGGAGACCGAAATCTCCTTGGAAAATGAGGCATCACAGGCTTCGGTTGAACAAGAAGCCCCTGAAGCTGAAGAGAAACAGGCCCAAAAAGACGAGCTAGATTCTGTCAGCGAGGCTGTTCAGAAGCGTATTGCCAAGCTCACCGCCAAGATGCGGGAGGCCGAGCGCCGTGAGCAGGCCGCTTTGGAGTATGCTAGAGGTCTGCAGGGGCAAGCCCAAGAGTTGCAGCAAAGGCTGGTTAGTACGGATTACAGCCGACTAAATGAAACCAAAACCCGGTTAGAGACTCAACAAGCTACGCTAAAGGCAATTATCAAGAAAGCCCGGGAAGAGGGCGATATTGATACCGAGACTGAAGCGCAGCAACGGTTGTCTGATTTGGGGTATGAGCAACGTCAAGTGGCGGCTTATCTGCAGCAGCAGGAAGCGGCTAAGGAGCGTCAAGCTCAGCAGCCACAACCGGTGCAGCAGATACAACAAGTCCAACAACGGCCCCGGCCAAGCCCAAGGGCCGAGCAGTGGGCCACGGACAATCCTTGGTTTGGTCAGGATAGAACCCTAACGTATGCAGCTTGGGGTATTCATCAAACCCTAATTGAGGACGAAGGTGTTGACCCCAATACCGAAGAGTACTATACTGAGTTAGACCGAAGATTGCGTGATGAATTTCCGCGACGCTTCGCCAGCCAGCAGGCTGAACAACCAGTTGCCAGACAACAGCGTCCCGCGTCCGCTGTTGCACCTGCCTCCCGAAGTTCCGGGGTTGCAAGTACGCGCCGTTCTGTCCGGCTATCGCCGAGTCAGGTTGCCATAGCTAAAAAGCTTGGTGTTCCGCTTGAGGAATATGCCAAGTATGTAAAGGAGTGATCTCATGAGCGATCAAAAAGTAACTATCGATAGAGCACCCCGCGCTAGCCGTGAAAAGGAAGCTCGTCGCAAGCCATGGGCACCGCCTTCGCGCCTTGATGCGCCTCCAGCTCCTGCTGGATACAAGCATCGCTGGATTCGTGCCGAAATCAACGGTTTCGAGGACAAACAGCATGTATATGGTCGTCTTCGTGAGGGCTACGAGTTAGTCCGTAATGAGGATTTGCCAGAGGAATACCGCGACACGCTGCCAACCCTAGAGGATGGTAAGCATGCTGGGGTGGTTTCTGTTGGTGGCCTAATGCTTGCTCGGATTCCTGAGGAAACGGTTGAGGAACGTAACCAGTACTTCCAACGTAAAGCGCAGGATCAAATGCAGGCTGTGGACAACGAACTGATGCGTGAGAACGCGCACTCGTCAATGCGGATTCAGAACCCCGAAAGGAGTTCCCGCACAACCTTTGGAAGCCGCTAACGCGGTTTTATGAACCTCTTAGGAGAATCAAATGGCAAACGTAGATAAAGCCTTTGGTTTGCGTCCTGTTGGCAATGTGACCGGTCGTGTTACCGGTGCCCAATACGGGTATCAGATTGCTGACAACCAAGCCGGGGCGATTTATCAGGGCGACTTGGTTGCCCTATCCGCCGGGTATATTGTGAAATTCGTTGCTGCTTCGCATGCTACTGCTATCGGAGTTTTCAACGGCTGTTTCTACACTGACCCAACTTCTGGTAAGCCCACCTACAAGAACTACTATCCGGGTAGCGTCAACATCACCAGCGGCACCATCCAAGCCGATGTGATTGACGATCCCAACCAGTTGTTCGTGATCCAAGCTGATGACAGTGTTGCGCAAGCTGACATTGGTCAAAACGCTCCGGTTGCAACGGGTTCTACCGGCAGCACCGTCACGGGTGTTTCCAACATGGAGTTGGACGCATCTGCAATTGCAACTACTTCGACGCTGGCTCTGAAGATTTTGGGCGCTTACAACTCGCCTGACAATGCTTTGGGTAGCGCGAACGTGGATGTGATTGTCAAGATCAACACTCATAGCCTCGGTAGCGTTGGCACCGCTGGCGAATAAGGAGTAAATAGAAATGGCAATTTCACGCGCACAACTCGTTAAAGAACTAGAGCCCGGGCTGAATGCCCTGTTTGGCATGGAGTATGACCGTTACGAAAACGAGCATGCTGAAATCTTCGCAACCGAGTCTTCGGACCGTGCTTTTGAAGAAGAAGTGATGCTCACCGGTTTCGGTGCTGCTCCTACCAAGACTGAAGGCGCTGGTGTCGCTTATGACTCCGCTCAAGAGTCGTTTACCGCTCGTTACAGCCACGAAACCGTTGCTATGGCGTTCGCCCTGACCGAAGAGGCCATTGAGGACAACCTCTATGACCGCTTGGCTTCGCGTTACACCAAAGCTCTGGCCCGTTCGATGGCGCACACCAAGCAAGTTAAGGCTGCTTCAATTCTGAACAACGCCTTTAACACCTCTGGTGCGTACAACGGCGGCGACGGCGTTTCGCTGTGCAACAGCGCTCACCCCACGGCCCTTGGCCCCTCGTTTGCTAACACCCCCACGGTGGCGGCAGACTTGAACGAAACCTCGTTGGAGCAAGGTATCATCGATATCGCTGCTTTCACCGACGAGCGTGGCTTGAAGGTTGCTGTGCAGGCCCGTAAGCTGGTCATTCCTAAGGAGCTTCAGTTCACCGCTGAGCGCCTGATGAAATCGACGCTGCGTACGGCTACTGCCGACAACGACATCAACGCCATCCGTTCGATGGGCATGGTGCCGGAAGGCTACGCTGTGAACCACTTCTTGACCGACACGGACGCTTGGTTCCTCATGACCGACGCTCCTAACGGCCTGAAGATGTTCAACCGCGCTGGCATCAAGACCGCCTTTGAAGGCGATTTTGACACCGGTAACGTGCGTTACAAGGCCCGTGAGCGCTACAGCTTTGGCTGGAGCGACCCGCGTGGTATCTACGGTTCGTCTGGCGCGGCGTAAAGCCAAGGAGGCTTCGGCCTCCTGCCTATGAACCTAGGGGGCTTCGGCCCCCTTTTTCTTTATCTTTTTTTTGCGTCTGCGTTCTTCCCGCAGATTATGGTGGTGGATGCGGTGGCAGTTAGCGCATAACGGTACGCACTTGGCTACCTCGGCAAATAGTAATTCTTCTGCTCGACGACGTACGAGGGTGTGAATATGGTGCTCTTTGGTACCCGGTGGGTGGTGGAAATCTATGGCTGCAGGATGAGAGAACCCGCAACTAGCGCATTTGATACTGGCTTTATATTCTGCCCAGCGCTTACCAAACGTACGTCTTTGCTCCCGCTGCTTGGCGGCTAGCGCTTTTTTGTTGTTTTGGTAATGTTTAGCGGAGGCTTTTTTTGAAACTTCTTTTCGTTTCTTTGGGTCTTTATACGGCACGATTTACTTTACGTCTCCAGTACAAACAAGAATCGCCTGCCCAAGGGTCGGATGGTTCATATAACTTAAAGCCGCATGTTATCAAACTATTGGAACTAGCTGGATTTTCATACGTTTCTGTCACCGCCCAGTTCATGCCTAGTTTTCTGGCTTGATTCAATCGGGCGCGTATCAATCGTTTCTGCAGCCCTTGGCCTCGGTGTTCAGGCACCACGCCTGCTCGACAGAAGTAGACGCAATCTGTCCAACGAGCAGACGGCACCATTCCAGCAAAGCCGACTGCCCCTGCTTTTCGTTCAAAAGCCACAAACCACCACCCTTCAAGCGGAGGATAGATCTCGTCATAGGGCAGGGATTGGAGCTGTAAGCCGCATAGGATGTTCCTCCAATATATCTTTGAGATATCTACGGAACGTATTTTGTATTCCATGGTCTACCAAAAAAGGGTTGACTTGTAGTTTAATTGGTGTATATTACGGTAGCAAGTCCGGGGTTCCCCGGTATTACTGACAGTCCCGGCTGACGACATGCAGACAGTAATACCTACGTTTTAACTCGCATGTGAGGATTAAAAATGGCTAATACCACTTTTTCTGGCCCGGTAACTTCTAACAACGGCTTTGTCGGTGATGTAACCGGTAGCGTTACTGGCGCTGTATATGTGTCTGATTTCGTTAAGATGACGGCTATTGGCACTGCTTCGCTTCCTACTGCCGCCGCTGCAAATGCTGGTCAAGTTCGGCTGATTAACGACAACGGCGCTGGTAATAACGAATGGTGCTTGGTTATCAGCACTGGTGCTGCTTGGGTTACTGCTGTTGGCGCTGCTCTGTCGTAATTTGTCTCCCGTAAGGGTTTTTAACTCAAGGAGCAAATTATGGGATATATGAGCGATGTAAAAAGCACCCGTTTAAATGGTGCTGGCGGGGCCATTTTTGGCGGTCCTGCCCGTGTCAAGGGCATTTATATCGTCTCTACTGCTACTGCGGGCTCGGTGGTGATTAAGGATGGAGGTTCCGGCGGAACCACTGTTTGCACCATTGACACTCCAGCTGCCGTAGACACGATGTATATTCGCCTGCCTGAGGACGGCCTTCGGTGTGCTACCGATGCCTATGCCACCCTGTCTAATGTCACGGCGGCGACATTCTTCTACGCCTAAAGGATTGATATGGACCAGAAAAAGACGGCTAAATCAATGAAGCCTTATCAGCCTCGCAGTTCTGCTGCTAAAGCCGATAAGGTCAAGGATATGGGCATGAAAAAAGGCGGCATG